GCGCCACGGGTTCACGGCGGTGAATAAGCCGCGACGCGGCGGGCCGAAGAAGTTTGAGGTGCTGGCGGTTGAGGGCGACACGGTGAAGAAGGTTAACTTTGGCGACCCCGCCATGTCCATCAAGAAGGATCAGCCCAAGCGCAAATCGTCCTACTGCGCACGCTCCGGCGGCATCAAGGGCAAGTCGAGCAAACTGAGCGCCAACTACTGGTCGCGCCGCGCGTGGGATTGTTGATATGGCGACCGCTGAAGAGTTAAGACGCCTACGCGAAGAGCAGAGCATATTTTCTGCGCTGTATGACATGGCACGACAGCAGCAGAGCGAGCTGGCTGCGGAAGGCCGCCGCCCCGTGCTTGGCGGGCTGCTGTCGAAGGAGCCAGTGTACGGCACCGACACGCTGCGATACGAAGGCATTGGCAACATGCTTGCGGGGCTGCTTTCGCCCGCTGCTAAAGCCGTTGACGCGCCTATCTCCGCATATCGCGGCACGATCCCGCAGGAAGATATGATAAGCGAAGCGCTTGGCACGGCTGGCTTGGCCATGGCGGGCGGCGGCGCTGTTGGCGTTCCGCGTGGCGCTGTGGGCGCGAATGCTGTTAGAAGTATAAAAGATAACCACAGCAAGGTTGAGGCTAAGGCGGTCAAGAATATAGCGTTTTACGCCAACAAAGAGGGCGGGCAGGCTATTGGAAATAAGTCTGTCGTTGTGCCTATAGATAGGTCTATTTATGATGAGTACATCAAACCTTTAACAAATTTAAGTTACAGTGATCACGCCATGCAATACCCATCAGAGAAATATGCCCTCCTCACATCTATTGCAGGATTTGATGGCATCCCGTCAACGGGTTTGTATAAATATAGAGGGTCTGGGCCTTCTATAGAAGATGTTATGCCTACTGCCAAACAATATTACAAAGAGGTGGACAGCTTTGACACTCCAGAAGCCATACGTCATAGGTCAACTTTTGACAGTGATGTTGTGGCCGCCAACGCGTCTAAGTCTACTGGCTTGTTGACGACGGCTGCGTCTGAAGCGCAGGACATGGCCAAGCGCATTCTGGAGTTGCGCGCAGAGGGCCGCGCGTCAGAAGTGACCGACGAGATGATGGCGCAAGCAGATCCGCAGTATATGTTTGCGAATACGCCGCTGCCGATGGACGAAGCATCTCGGATGGCGCGTGCCGAGGCCGCAGGGTTTGAGGGTGGTCTTTTGCACGGCACGGGCGCAGACATAGTTGGAGTTGATAAGGATAAACTAGGACAAAAGCAGGATCTGCTTGGCATTGGTTTTTATTCTACTACAAGCCCAAAAAGATCAGAAAGATATGTTCCAAAAGAAACTGACCCATTAACTGAAGAAAGAGTTTTTTCGGAAGGTGGGAACGTAATTCCGCTGTTGGCAAGAAACACTGCGCAGTTTGATTTAACGAAGCCTACTGGAATACCAAACGCTGTAAAAATTGGAAAGGCGTTTGAAGGATCAGATTTCGATGTTGAATATCGAGGTGAAGGCGACCAAGTATTTATTAAAAGCAAAACAGACCCGCAAATGTCGGTTTACATAGACAGTTACCAAGATGGCATTGCAACGTTGCAAAAGCTGAAAGATGTTTTTGGACGGAACAACGTGACAAACATCTTAGAGGAGGCTGGTTTTTCTGGCCTCAAGGCAGAAGAGGGCTTTGGGAACATAACCAATCTTAACTACGAGCCCACTGATGTACGCTCACGCTTCGCCCGCTTTGATCCTGAGTTCGCCCACCTGAGCAACCTGTCTGCCGCCAACGTATCGCCCCTTGGTGGCCTTTTGGCGCAATCTGGTGTATCTGATAAGCAGGCTGAGCGCATAGAAGAATATTTGCGCAGAAGAGGATTGTTAGACTAATGCCCATAACAACATACGCAGATCTGCAATCCAGCATCGCTGACTTTCTGAACCGCGATGATTTAACCAGCACAATCCCGACGTTTATTTCGCTGGCCGAGGCAAACTTTAACCGCACCGTGCGTCATTGGCGTATGGAGAAGCGCAGCACCGCGATTGTGAATACGCAATACACCGGCTTGCCTGCTGATTTCTTGGAGCCGTTGCGGTTTAGCATTACGAGCGGCACAACGATGCGCCTTGAGCTGCTTAGCCAAGCGCAAATGCTTGATCGCCGTCAGGACAGCCACAACGTTACGGGCGATCCCAGATATTACGCAATGACGGACGGATCGATTGAATTATTGCCGACCCCTTCTGCTGATCGCACGCTAGAGATGGTGTATTATGCCAGCCCGCCAACGTTGAGCGACTCTACTGCGAATAACTGGCTTTTAACTTACTACCCCGATGCGTATTTATATGGCGCATTGGTTCACAGCGCACCATATCTTGCCGATGATAATCGCATACAAGTTTGGGCGGCATTGCTGCAAAGTGCCATAGATGGTATAAACGCAGATAGCGAAAAGGCCACATATGGTGGAGTTGGCCATAAAATGAAAATTAGGAGTTACTAAATGGCAACGTTAAACGATAGGGTACTAGATAACGGCTTAACCGTTTTGGACACCGAAGCAAATAGAGTTGATATATGCTCATCTGAGCCAACCACATATGCCGCTGCAACAAGCACTCTGACGCTTGGCAATGAAACCAGCATAAGCATATCAGCCCCTGCCGATGCCTCGCCAAACGGGCGCAAGGTTACGCTGTCAGCTATCACTGGCGCATCTGTAACCGGCACTGGCACGGCAACGCATTATGCGATCACTGACACTGGCAACAGCCGCTTACTTGCTACGGGCGCTTTGTCAGCCTCTCAGGCGGTCACATCTGGAAACACATTTTCTCTAACTGCATCAGATATTCGCATTCCAGATCCAGCATAAGGGCTAAACAATGGCCGTTCTTAAAAATCGGGCAAAGATGTCCACCAGTACCACGGGTACTGGAACCATTACGCTTGGCTCTGCTGAGGATGGCTATCAAACCTTTGCCGATGCTGGCGTGGCAGACGCAGATGTAGTCCGTTATGTCATTGAGGACGGTAGTAACTTTGAGATAGGCACAGGCACCTATACAAGCTCTGGCACCACCCTGTCACGCACGGTAAGCGAAAGTAGCAACTCAGACGCAGCGATTAATCTTAGCGGTTCAGCGACTGTGTTTATCGGGGCTACGGCTGAAGACATCCCTGCGCTTTATGCCGAAAACTACGATGGGACATCTACTAAGCCAAGTGCTACTGGCACGAATGCGGTAGCAATAGGCAAAAATGCAATTGCGTCTAATACAGAAAGTGTAGCATTAGGCGGAGACACTCTGTCCTCTGGGTATAAGTCGTTTGCCGCCGCTATAGGTAACTCCTATTTCACATATGGTGCTAAAGGGTTTGCCAGCGTTGCCATAGGCTTACAATCAAAAGCCAACCAAACAGCGACTGTTGCTATTGGGCAAGATTCACAAGCAACAAATTCAAATGCAGCGGCACTAGGGTTTAACAGTGTTGCTTCTGGAAGCGGGTCACTAGCTTTAGGTAACGTTAGCCGGTCCAGTGGCGCACAATCAATTTCTCTAGGCGACTCCTACGCCTCTGGCACAGACTCCTTCGCAGCAGCTATTGCAAACAACACCTCATCTTATGGTTCAACTGGTACTAATAGTATTTCGATTGGGAAACTAGCCAAAGCCTCTGGCGCTTATTCTACAGCTATCGGCGAAAGCACTCAGGCAACCGCAAGCAACAGTGTTTGTTTGGGATATTATAGCCAAAGTACAGGTCAAGGTTCGGTTACTTTGGGTTATGATGCGCGAGCGACTGGCGTTCAATCAACTGCAATCGGCCTAGCTACAAGAAACGCTATTAACGGCTCCTTAAAGTTCGCAGGTGGCAAGCATCAGGCATCTGGTGATGCTCAGGCGGGTTTATATCCGCTTATGGCTGAAACGACTGACGCTACTCAAACGACTATGGTGACTTACCATAACAACAGCGCAACTGCTTCTACAAACAACCAAATTATTGCTAACGCAGACACGGCTGTTAGCTTTATTGGCACAGTAGTTGGCAAGCAATCTGGCAGTGCAAATGTCGCTGCTTGGAAAATTGAGGGTGTTATTGTGAACAATGGCGGCACAACAACGCTCGTAAATTCTGCAATTACAGTGCTGGACAATACTCCTTCTTGGGCGCTGGCGCTAAGTGCAGATGATACAAATGACGCCTTATCTGTTAAAGTTACAGGTGCAGCAAGCCAATCCGTCAGGTGGCTAGCAAATATTCAAACCGCTGAAGTTAAATACGCCTAAAGGAGATACCAATGGCTATACAACACAACATATCTGAAGCGAACTCAGATTACGGCATTTCGTTTTCAGGTGCATACTACCGCATCGTGACAGCGGCTGTCAGCCGTCAACGTGGAACTGACCCCAAGTTTACCGTGATGATTGACTTGAGCGCATATGCAACAAGCTCGCCTAACGATGACACCCGTGAGGTGGACTTCAAGCGTTACAACGCAAATCTAACAGATGTAGAAGCTGCTTCTGGCGCTACGTTCTTGGACAAGTGCTATGCTTGGGTAATGGCTCAGGATGACATGGCGGGAAGCACGGCGGTATAACATGGCACTAACCATCAATCATCAGACGAATGACATCTCAGCAACCAGTGGTTCCGTCACGATTGATGGGGCTTCTGCTGGTGGAGGTGCTTGGAATTTAATAAGCACAACTACTGTTAGCTCTGCTGCATCCTCTGTGGCATTTACAAGCATTGGCAGTTATAATCGACATGTTTTACTTTTTGATTGTACTTTCAGCAGTAGTCAAATTCCAAAGCTGCAAATTTATGACAATGGGACGCTAACCACATCTTCTGATTACGCTATGTTTAGATATAATCTTTCTAGTAGCAGCGGGGGTGCAATAACCTTTAGTGGTTGGATTGGTAGCGGCGGCGTTGTTTCTGCGATTGGTAGATTTGACTTAGTAACTGCTGCCCCTCGTGCTACGATGCAATTAATTTACGGTGGTTTTACTGGGACAAATGATACTGCAAATCATTTCATATCAACAGGCGGCATGGATAATCAATATTCAATTACTGATATAGATGGTATTAACTTTACCACAACGTCAGGGACTGCTGTCATATCTAGTGGTCGTTTTTCTTTGTACGGATTGAGCCAGTAACATGCAAAAAATAGTAAACAATCAAGTTGTAAATCTTACACAAGAAGAAATTAATAATGCAACCGCCCAGTTAAATGACTATAATCAGAATGTTTTGCCAAGTGAAATCCGTGCAGAACGTGACAGACTATTAGCTGAGACTGACTACTTAGCATTGTCTGACAACACAATGTCTGCTGGAATGGCAACTTACAGACAAGCTCTGCGTGATATAACAGATCAGGCTAGTTTCCCCAGCAATGTAACTTGGCCCACTAAACCGTAGGAGTAACACATGCTAGGTTTCAGCCCACTAGCGTCTGCCCCACTAGCGGATACTGGGGCTGTTGGTGAAGCAGCATTTGGCCTTGATGATATTGTTGCTGGCGCACCCACGGTTGCTGCTTCAACAATCTCTCAAGTTCATGCGCTTACGTCTACTGATATTACGGCGGGTGTGCCTACTGTCGCAGACGCCACCGCGACATCAGATCAAGCTTTAACCAGCGTTGACATTACTACCGGCGCACCTGTTATTGGCTCGCCTGACCTAGATCACAATCACGCATTTAGCGGCGATGACATCGTGGCTGGCGTTCCTGCGGTTTCTGCGTCAACAATCTCGCAGATCCACGCGCTGACATCTGCGGACATCACGACAGGCGTGCCTACTGTCGGCACCCCCACGGCTGCGGAAGAGGCGCATCTAACGTCAACCGACATCGTGGCTGGCGCGCCAACCGTTGGCGACGTCACGATTAGCCAAGTCCACAATGCAACTGCGTTAGATATTGACGCTGGCGCTCCTGTCGTTGGAACGCCTGTTATAACAGGCGCTCAGAGTTTAACGTCAGCAGATATTACGGTTGGCGTTCCGACGATAGAAGCGTCTACGTTGGTTGAGAATGTCGCTCTAACGTCAACCGACATTACAACTGCCGCGCCAACAGTTGCCGCGTCAACGATTAGCCAAGTTCACGTTATAACGCCTGACGGCATATCTACCGGCAACCCGACTGTCGGCGCTCCAAGCATCACGCAGATCCACAGCATTACGCTAGATGACATCGTGGCTGGCGCTCCAACCGTCGGCCCAGCGCGGTTTAAGTGGCAAGTCGAGCCTGTCGGGCCAGAGACGTGGACGGAGCAAGCGGTTGGCGCGGAGACATGGACTGAGCAGGGGTCAACAGATCCGACTTGGACAGAACAGGAGGCGGCATAGTGCTTGCTGGCAAAATGATATATAGTGCAAAAAAGCGCGAGGCGATTAAATGACGATTAGCATAACCAAACCCACAGTCGGCTGTTTCCCCCACATCGACGGATTGGACACCAGCCACGGCATCTGGGCAAACTTGGGCCGATGCGGCATAGGAGATAGAACATGGCAGATACGACAACAACGGCATATGGCTTAACGAAGCCGGAGGTAGGCGCGTCAGAGGACACTTGGGGAACGAAGATCAACACAGACTTCGACAGCCTCGACACGATCATCAACGCGATTGGCGGTAAAACCGCTGCCGGAACACTGTCGTATGCAGATAGCGCGAAGCTGGTGACGAGCGCGACAGGCGTAGACATCACGGGGACTTTGACCAGCGATGGGCTGACTGT